CCTGTAAGGTGCACTAAAAAGTAAGTTATTTGAAATAAAGGAGAAACAAATTATGGAAACAACATCTTTCGTTTTAGGTATGCTCTCGATTATTGCAGTTGCTTTTATGGCTGTAATTGTTTGGGGTATAGTTAAGATTAACAAGTTAACATTTGGATTAAAAGCCACCCATGAGTGGATAGATAATGGTACTAGAGATAGGGATTATAATCTTCAACAAGTTTATAAAAAATTTGAAGATACAGATCGTCAAGTATCTTATGAATTTGAACGAGTTTATAACCAAATAGCTGAATGTCGTTCATATACAGACTCGCGATTTGATAAAGCAACAGGATCAACTGGGGCTAAACAATTAATTAAAGGATAATAATAATTAAACTTACTTTTTAAAGCGGCTTTTAGCCGCTTTTTTTCTTGTTATATTATAATATGTATAAGGTATGAGTACGTGGTTTAAACCACCTAAAATTCGCTTATTTCAATATTTATAAGTATGGATTTAAACAAAATATTTAAGTTATTTGGTTCTTCCGATAAAGAAGAAGAACATAAAGAAGTAGTTGAACAGATAGATTTATCTGAAAGTCCAATGATGTGGATTGGTATGTTTAAACGAATGATTACTAATTATGAAACATTTGCTAAACAACTAATCCAATTCTTTAAATCATCAGAACCTTCCCTGGATGTAGATGAAATAGAAAGGGCTAGTAGTTATATGGTTTATGATAAGGCGTATAACCATTTAATTAAACTAGACTTAACTGACAAAACACATCTTGATAGTCTACAATTATACTCAGATGAAACATTTAGTTTCGTTTTAAATAAAGCTTTAATATATTTTGAAAGTGTAGAAGAATATGAAAAATGCTTGTTTTTGAAACAAATTCAGGATTTAACAAACTCTTTTTCAAAGTAACTTGGAATACAGAACTTTATTTAGTATAGTATAAGTACGGGTTTTGAAAATAGAATAAGAAAAAAGAGGTGTAAATGTATCCTCGGTTATTAATAAAATAAACAATTATGAAACATAGAGACAGTATTTTACGTGAACTAAACCGAATCGAAGGTTTAACTAATCAACTTAACTTTATTGTTAACCAACAACAACCAATTGAAGAATACCGAGCTGCTTTAGAACGTATTAGAGAATCAATTGAACAAGCTAGAGCATATGTTGAAAGTGAGCCGGTTGATGGTTATGAATTAAATGTTGCCGCACGATGAAATTAACAGCAGAACAAATCCAAGATAATTGGAATAAATTTTTATCTATCATTGATGAACATATCTCTGAACCTAGATGTTCTGAATTAAAAGCATTTTATGAAACATATGCTGAACGTATTATGCTCATGCCTGCTTCTCACAAAAAAGAATATCACAATGCATTCCCAGGCGGTTATGTAGATCACGTATTACGAGTAGTACAATGTGCTCTTAAATTAAATAAAGTTTGGGTTGAAATGGGAGTAGACACTTCAACATATACAGTTGAAGAATTAGTGTTTGCTTCTTTAAATCATGACTTAGGTAAAATGGGTGATGAACAAAATGAATCATACATCCCTCAGACAGACCAATGGCGTAAAGAGAAACTAGGTGAAGATTATAAATTCAACGACCGACTCGAATATATGTCAGTACCAGATCGTGGATTGCATTTACTCATGTCTCATGGTGTTACATTTTCTAGAAATGAAATGTTATCAATTAAGTTACATGATGGTTTATATGATGATGCTAACAAGCCATATCTAATGTCTTGGTCACCAGAAACAAAACCACGTACTGCGTTAGTATTTATTGTGCATCAAGCGGATTTAATGGCAGCACGTATTGAGTTCGAACAAGTATGGATGCCTAAACTTAAAGGTGAAGTAACTCAAAATAATTCATCAAACTTCACTATTAAAGAAAAAACAACTAAAACTAAAGCTTTAAGTAGTATTAAAAGTGAAGGATTAAAAAGTTTATTAGATAATATATGATTGTAGCAATTGTTATATTAAGTTTAATGGTCGTGATCTTAGGATACACGACCTTTAACTTACTTAGAAAAAATGAAAAACAAGAAGATATCCTAATGGGATATATGTCTTATTTGAATAAAGTTTCTGATATAATTGAAATGTCAGATAAAAAACTTAAAGAAGTAGACGCAAAAGAATCATTTAAATCAGATGATGAGGTTGGTTTCTTTTTTGAATCTATTAAACAAATTCAAAGTGTTTTAAACCAATTCAATATTAAAAATTTATGAGTGAAGTAGTAATTAAGCCTAAAACAAGTGGAATGTATTTCACTCAAGAAACAGAAAATGCTATTATTGAATATAATAATACTTTAGATTTTGAAGTAAGGAGTAGAATTTATAGTGATCGTATCCATTATGCTTTCTTTAAGTTAACAGAAAATATTATCCATACTTTTAAATTCTACTACACTGAAGTTGATAATATTCAAGATTTACAACACGAAGTAATTTCATTTTTACTTTCTAAAATCCATTTATTCAACCCAGAAAAAGGAGCTAAAGCATATTCATATTTTGGAACCATAGCTAAACGTTATTTGATTATTTCAAATACTAAAAATTATAAAAAACGAGTAGATAAAGCCCCAGTTGAAGAATTAGAATCAGATGAAAGATATAGCTATAATATTGATGATACTCCTGCTAATCAAAAATTAAATATGTTTATGGATCAATATGTTGACTATTGTACTAAAAATATTCATACGTTATTTTCTAAAGATGGAGATGCTAAAATAGCGGATGCCATTTTAGAGTTATTCCGTAAACGAGAAAGTATAGAAATCTTTAATAAAAAAGCATTATATATATACATTCGAGAAATTATTGATGCTAAAACACCTAAGATCACTAAAATAGCAAATAAACTTTACGATATATTTAAAGAACACTATTATTTCTATTTGGAAAATGGGTATACAAATTTCCCATAATTATATTTATTATTAAACATATATCATGAATGGTTTAGACAATGTTGTATTTGGTGGTAAAAAATTTTCTGATATACTAGAGGAGATATATAACAATCAAAAGAAAAAAGATAAACAAATCTCTGCTCTTATATCAGAACTAAAACCATTAGTGAATGAAATAGGAGATGCTACTTTAATTGTTCCCTTAATTAAAGAATACTTAGAAATAAGTGTTAAAAATGATGAGCAATTAATTAAAATGGCTACTATTATTCAACGTATTATGAATAATAACGGAACCGCTGAAGGTGGTTTTGGTATTTCTGAAGAAGAAAAAGCTCAATTACTTGCTGAATTAGACAAGTTTAAAGAAGGAGGAGAATAATGAGTAATACTAAAGTAAAGTATGGTTTTGGGAGTACAGTTAATCATGCTGTCCCTAAATTAAATGTTAATTCTTCAATAGTATCGGATGTTGTTATTTCTAGTAGAGTTAGAGATATTATATTAGATAATAAACATCCTCGTTTTGATGAATTTGGGCAGTGGAATGGTATAGGAACAATTTTTATTGAACCTACAAAACAACCTAATCGTAGAGATGAAATTCCTCTTATACCTGCTTATCCTGCTTTTTCTAATATTAAACAATATCCTTTAATAAATGAATTAGTACCTATAATTTATTTAGCAGATCCTAATATAGTTGAAAATACTTCAGCTGTAGCAGCTTATTATTTACCCCCAATAAATGTTTGGAATAGTCAAGTACACAACGCTGTACCTTCAACTGATGTTATTCCTGAGTTAGAAGATAAAGAATATCCATTAGTGGAAGCAGGATCTGTTAGAAGAATAACAGATCAAGATACTGAAATAAATTTAGGGAATTATTTTAACGAAAATAATGTTTTAAATAATTATCCTCTTTTACCATATGAAGGAGATATAATATATGAAGGACGTTTTAGTAATTCTATAAGATTAGGTTCTACTGTTGATACCGATAAAGCTAGATATTTTAATGTTTGGTCACTAGATGCTGAAAAAGAAAATTTTGGTAGTCCCATAATGATATTAAGAAATGGACAATCCAGTATAGGAAGAAATATTTTAGAATCAACTGAGCCTTGGGTACCTACTTTAGAAAATATAAATACAGATAAATCCTCTATTTATTTAACTGCAGGACAAAAAATACCTTTAACATTAGCTAGTAACATCCCTGATTCATATGGAGCTGATATTAATGAAGTACCTAATACTCAATATTATACAGGAGATCAAATTCTACTCAACTCAGGACAATTAGTATTTAATTCTAAAGATGATGATATAATTTTAAGCTCTAATAAATCAATCCATCTTTCAGCTGAAACTACTCTTAATTTTGATGCTCCTGATAAAATTACATTAGCAGCTTCTAAAGTATATCTTGGTTCATCATTTGGTAATGAAGGAGTACAATTGCAATCTGCTGTGTTAGGTGATAAATTAATTGAACATCTTTTAGAATTTGCTTCTAGTTTAGAAACTATAGGTATAGCTATGGAAACAAATGTAGCTATCGTTGGACCTGTATCTACATTGCAATCTGTTGGTCCTTTAATAAAAGAAGCTTGTAAAAAATTTCAAAATATTCTTAAAAGTAAAGATATTTTATCTAATCAAGTTTTTATAAACCAAGGTAATAAAAGATAAAATTTATGGCTAAGTCACAAAAAGATTTAGAAAATATAAAAAAACTTATAGCCTCAGTTGAAAGTTTTGGGGATTATAATATTTACAACTTTGGAAACAGTGGTGGAAGTGGTATACGTTCTTCTACCCCAACATCTAAATATTATAAAAAAAATGCTGTATCTTTAACTAATAAAACTATAAGACAAATTTTAGTTTTACAAAGAAGTTCTACAGATAGTAAAGGAAATGCTGCAAATCCTTTAGGAAAAGGAGATATATTTGCTGTTGGTAAATTCCAATTAATACCCGGTACATTATATTCAGTAGCTTCAAAATTAAAATTATTAGATAGTTTATTTGATGAAGCTACTCAAGAAAAACTAGGAGATTATTTAATATTAGAAAAACGATCAGATACAGGTAGATATATTAAAGGTATAAATAAAGGATCTCAAAGAGATTTAGAAGATGCTGTTCAAAGTTTAGGTCAAGAATTTGCTTCTTTTCCTATAATAACTAGAGATAAAAAAGTACATGGGGATGTAAAAACTGGAGAGGGAAACAAAGCATTTTATGGTGGATCAGGTCCTAATCCTGATAAATCAAAATATACAATTAAAGATGTTGTTAAAAAATTATATGAAGCTAGGTTATTATATTCTGAAAATCCCCCTGCTTATATACCATCATATATTGATACTAAAGAAACACCAAAATCCACCTCCTCATCTTCCTCACCAACAACTACTTCAGATAAGACTATAGTTAAAGGAAAAGTAACAAATGAATCAGGTACTCCTGTAGCTGGAGTTACTGTTAAAGTTACTCCAATTATAATTGATCCTCCTACTGTTACACTTAATACAACTACAGCTGAATATGAAGCTAAAGATAAAAATGGTAACATCTTAGCTAAATCTACTAACCCTGAAAAAGCTAGACGACAAGCAACTGAAATATTAACTGCTCAAGCTAAATTAAAACAAGTTGTTACCCCCTCAACTCCATTAACACCACCTGTATCTACTACTTCTTCTTTATCTACCCCAACCACCCCAACTACTACCACTACATCAGAACCTTTTCCTGTAAATCCTCAAGGTTATCCAGATACTCCCTTTAAAAACTCAACAGAAAGTGATGAATTTAGAAAATGGTTATTAAGTAAATATCCTAGTTATGGTACTCAAACAGGTAAATATAAAATTGATCCCCCTCCTCAACCTAAATACACAAACACAGAAGCTTTAAAAAAAGCATGGAGTGAAAGAGGTACAGAATATAATATTGCTAATCTTAAATTTGATAGTTCTAAAGAAATACCTGATGGTGTTATTGAACCTGTAACTGTTGTTACTGATAAAGATGGTAATTGGGAATTAGAATCCCCTACTACAGGATTTGATCCTACTACTACTACTATTACTTTTTCTAAAGAAGGTCTTGAATTAAGAGAAATAACCAATGTTCAACAAACTGGTGGGAACCCAGATATTAATTCTAAAACATATGATGTCCCACGCATACAGATGTCTCAAACCCCAGATGTTACATCTACTGCAAATAGTAAAATAAACCAAGAAATATTAAATGAAGAAAAAAAATTAATACAAAAAGAAGGTGATTCTCAACTTTCTTTTCAAGAAAAATTTGCTAATAAAACAAATAACCAAAAAGAGGAGCTTAAAAAAACTCTTATTCCTTTTATAATAAAATTATTAGCTCCATTTGGAGCTATAGCTTTACAAGCGGTTGTATCTAAAATACCTTTAGACCAATTAAAAAATCAAATTCAATGCCCTAGTTCAAATGCAATACCAGAAATAATAAGAAAACGAAATAAATTAGCTAAACAAATAAATGCCGCTTACAAAACTGTAACTACTACTTCTAAAATATTAACTGGGGTTAGTGGTACTATTACAGCATTACAAGCAGGTATAGCCGCTATAGAAGCTTTACCCTACCCAGCTACTGGTGTTATTCCTCTTGGTTTACCTCCATTAACTTCAGGTGTTATAGAAATAACAGGTAGTGGTAAAGATAAATTAAAAGAAGCATTAAAAAAAGCACAAGTTGTTATTAGTGTTTCTACTTTAGCTTTAGCTTCTTTTGGAGTTGTATTAGGTATAATATTAAGACTCTTAAATAATTTAGATTTTTTACTTCAACAATGTTCTCAAGAACAAAATGTACCTTTTGAAGAAATTAATGATGAATTAAATAGTTTTGTTAATCAATCAACAGGAATAAGTAATAGTGCTGTTATACAATCAACTCAAGAAAATAATACTTATAGAGGATTTAAATTAGAAATAAAATTAGACGAAACTAATTCTAATAAATATCCTCGACGTTTTGCTCAAGCATTAACTAAAACCGGTATCCCCGTATTAAAAACCGATTCCTCATTTGCATCTGATGCTCAAGTTTTACTTGATCAACTAAAATTTATTATAGACTCAAACCCTCAGTTAACAGCTGAATAATCAAATATTTATATCCATGAAAACAGATATGTTAAAAAAGTTAATTAAAGAAGCAGTCCGTGAAGCAATTCAAGAAGAAATTAAAGATATACTTCTTGAAGCAGTACGTTTTCCTAAAACTGTAGTTAATGAAAATGCTAATCCTATTCCTTACACTACAAAAATTACCCCAATTAACCCAGATATCAAACGTAATTTACGTAGTATGATTGGAGGTGAATTTGATGCTACTATAACTGCTAATTCATCACATTCTCAACCAGCTTATACTCCACCTCCTGTTAGTACAGTAGGTGAAGGTTCAAGTTTGCCTGGTGGTGAAGTAAGTTTAGATCAAATAATGGGATTAATGACTAAATAATGGCAGTTAGATTACCAAATAAGCATCCTTTAGATATCAATAAGCGAGTAGCTGTTGGAATATCTATTCCTTTTAATGGTAAAGGAACTACATTTAATAATCTTTTATATACATCATCTGCTGATTCTCCAACACTCCCATCAGGAGTTGATAATCAATCCCCTACTTATTCAACAGGTAATTCTGTATTTAGTTTAACATATACTACTATAGACCAAATTAAGTCAAATATGATTAATTATATTTTGACAAACAAAGGTGAACGTGTATTAAATCCTAATTTTGGATCAAATTTAAGAGCTTTTATATTTGAAAACATAACAGAATCAAATTTAAGAGCTTTAGAAATAAAGCTTACTAATGATATTAAAAATAATTTTCCTAGTGTAGATGTTATTTCTATAACATTAACACCTGCTTATGAATCAAATGCTGTTCAGTTGGATATTATATATTCAATTTATGGTAGTACAGCTCAAAATATACAAATAATATTTTAAATATGGCCGCTGAAAATAGAGATATAAAATATGTAAATAAAGATTTTGGGGATTTAAGAAATTCTCTTATTGAGTATACTAAAACTTATTTTCCTTCAACATACAATGACTTTTCACCCTCATCCCCAGGTATGTTATTCTTAGAAATGTCAGCGTATGTAGGAGATGTTTTATCATTTTATCTTGATAATCAAATTCAAGAAAATTTTGTTCAATTTGCTCGTCAACAAAATAATTTATATACCTTAGCTTATATGTTAGGTTATAAACCTAAAGTAACTGGTGTAGCAGTAGTTGATGTAGATATATATCAACAAATCCCTTCAATTTCAACTCCAAATGGTTATGCTCCTGACTATAGGTATGCTACTTTTATTAATAATAATACAGTTTTAAAGTCAAGCTTAGTTGGAACTACTAATTTTGTAATTCAAGATACTGTTGATTTTTCTTTTTCTAGCTCTTTAGACCCTACTCAAGTTAGTATTCTAACTATAGATACAATTACAAATCAACCCGAGTTTTATCTTCTTAAAAAAACACGTAAAGCTATATCCGCTAACATACAAACTACTACTTTTACTTTTGGTGCACCCCAACGTTTTCAAACAATAGAAATAAATAGTGCGGATATAGTAGGAATATTAGATATAACAGGTAGTAATGGAGATAAATGGTATGAAGTACCATATTTAGCCCAAGAAATGGTTTATGATAATATAAAAAATAATGGCTCTGATAAAGGAGAAGTTCCTTATTTATTACAACTTAAAAAAACTCCTAAACGATTTGTAACTCGTTTTACCTCACCTACTACCCTTCAAATTCAATTTGGTGCTGGCACTACAACTGCTAATGTTGAAGAAGAAATCATCCCTAATCCTACTAATGTTGGAAATAATTTAGACCCTGTAAATAATAATCTAACCACAGCTTACGACCCAGCTAATTTTTTATATACAGGTACTTATGGTATAGCTCCTTCTGGTGTAACATTAAGAGTTAGATACCTAACAGGTGGGGGAGTAGCATCCAATATACCATCTAATGCTTTTAATGGTATATCCAACCCAGACAACATATCTATTCCATCTGCTGTCCCGGATAATAATTTAGCTGGAGATATTATAAAATCAGTAACAGTTCAAAATCCAACAGCAGCTACAGGTGGATCAGATGGTGATACAACAGAGGAAATAAAACAAAATTCTTTAGCTGCTTTTGGTGCTCAATTAAGAACAGTTACCCAAGATGATTATTTAGTTAGAGCTATGAGTTTACCTTCTCAGTATGGTTCTTTAGCTCAAATATATGCTGAACCTGAAAGATTAGAAAATCTTCTCCCAGGTGAATCTTTATCATCAATAAATTTATATGTTTTAGCATATGATAATAATAAAAAATTAAAAAATGCTTCTACTTCATTAAAAGATAATTTAAAAACATATTTATCTCAATATAGAATAGTTAATGATTCTATTAAAATTAGAGATGGTTTTGTTATTAATATAGGTGTTGATTTTGACATTATAGTTTTACCTAATTATAATAATAATGATATTTTATTTAAATGTATAACTGCTGTTAAAGATTATTTTAATATTGATAAATGGCAAATAAATGAACCAATTATATTAAAAGATATATATGTTATGCTTGATAGAATAGATGGTGTTCAAACAGTTAAAAATATTAGTATAACTAATAAATATGGTCCTAATTATTCTATTTATGCTTATGATATACCTGGAGCTACTCAAAATAATGTTATTTATCCTTCTGTAGACCCAATGATATTTGAAGTTAAATATCCTGATAGTGACATCAAAGGACGTGTTGTATCTTTATAGTTTTTATATTTATAATAAAAATAATTACTATGGAAGGATTAAAAAATAAACTAAATGAAACAAATTTAGGTAACCCTAATTCTTCAATTAAAAATAATAATATGAAAGGATTAGTAAACAAATTAGATGACACATATTTAGACGGATCACCCGGAAGATATAATAATGCTATATCTAATAAAGTTACATCTACTAGACAGTATGATGCTTTAAACCAATATACTAAAACCCCTGAAGGGGCTATTAGAGGACAAGGTAATCTTTTAGAATTATATAAAACTATGAAAAATGAAGGTTTATTAAATCTGCCTTCAACACAATATACAACTTTAATTGGATCTGAAGTAGTACAGATTAGTACTTCAACCCCATATGATTCAAAAAATACTTACTCTGAACAATTTAGAGCTCAAGGAAATAAAGATTTATTAAATAGAACTATTGATCCTTATAAATAATGGCTGTATATAAAATTTTTCCTACCAAAGATGCTACTATATATTCACTATACCCTAGTAAAAACACAGGGTTAGATGAAATAATAGAGACATCTACTTCAGTTATTGATGCTTCTGCAACCCCTCAAACTAGTAGATTTTTAATACAATTTTCAGATACTGAAATTAATGATATCATTACTAATAAAATTAGTGGGTCTAACTGGAAGGCTTATTTTAGAGGATTTTTAGCCGATTTAGAAGGATTAAATTTAGATACCCAACTTGAATTTTATCCTATCTTTGGTTCTTGGAATATGGGTACAGGAAAATATAATTATAATCCTGAAATTCAAAATGGTGTTAGTTGGGGTTGGAAATCGTATTCTGGTAGTAATGCTTGGATAACAGGTGGTTATCCTGCTAATGTAACTGCTTCATATAGTGGTACTTTAGGTGGAGGTAATTGGTATTATAACTCTTCAAATGCTACAGTATTACCTATTTATTCAACTCAAAGTTTTGTTTATACTGAAACTGGTGATATCAATACTGATATTACTAATATGGTTAAGGCATGGTATAGTGGTACTATAGAGAATAATGGTTTAATAGCTAAACAAGCTGTTGAATTTATTGATGATGAGAATTACCAAATTAAAATGCAGTTCTTTTCTAGAGATACTAGTACTATTTATCCACCACAATTAGAATTTAGGTGGAGAGACTATATTTGGAATACAGGTTCTTCTACTAATATTATACTGAATACTTCTAATGCTACTATTGCCCTAGATGAAAACTCAGGTATATTTTACCCTGAAAGTATAAATAAATTTAGAGTAAATAGCCGCCCAACATACCCAGCTAGATCGTTCCAAACATCTTCTTTTTACACTCAAAATTATTATTTACCAACTTCTTCATATTTTTCAATAAAAGACTTGGATACTAATGAAGTTGTTGTAGATTTCGATGATCAATATACTCAATTAAGTGCTGATGGGCAGAGTAGTTATTTTACACTTTATATGAATGGTTTAGAACCTGAACGATATTATAAAATTTTAATTAAAACTATCATTGATGGTTCAACATTAATTTTTGATGATAATTATTATTTTAAAGTAATAAATGGCTAATTACTCCTTAAATAGAACAGTTTTTAAAAAAGAAGCTTATGAGAATACAATTAATACTTCATTCTCACAGGTTCCTATCCCTCCTTCTCCATTAGTTGATACTGTAACTGTTACTGAATTTTTTAATATTTATAATACTCTTTTTTATGATATACCTGCTGAAGGAGATGTAAATTCACATACTTATTTAGTAGCTAAAAGTGGAGATTATATAAATGCTGACCAGACTAATGAAGATGTTCAAGCATTGTTAGATGAAATAACAATTTTACGACAAGATTTATTAGCAGCTAACCAACAAATACTTACTCTCCAAATATCAGCTAGTGTTCCAACTTCAATAAATGTTCCAATATTATAATAAAAAATGGCTACTATTGTAAACCCTATAAATCCAGTAACACTAGAACTTCAAACCTATTCTCCTCAAGATATATCTATTTTATCACCTGAATTAGTTAGTTCTATTTTTGATTTTAATAGGGGAGATTACATTGAATTTACTATTAAATCTCCAAATCAAGATTTTCAAATAACAGATCAAATTCTTGATAATGTAACAGTAACTAGTACTGATGCTGTTAATGGAGCTACTTTTAATGTTAATTTAGACCCTGAAAAAGATTTAAAAGATAAAGGTTTTACTAATGGTGAGTATAATGTTATTTATAATTTCTTACGAAAAGAATTAAATTCATCCCCTGATGAAAGAATTTTTTATGTAAAAGAAATATCAGGAGACAGAACCGAATTAAAATTAGGCACTAATGAATTTTCTAATACTACTTTAGAAATATTAATTGATGATTTTAAATCAACCCTTACTTCTGATTCTACATATTTTCAGGATTTTTATTTAAATTTTGGTGGTAATAATTTAGTTATAGCTAATAATATATTAGTTGATAATACAAAACCAACATATGAAATATTAGTTAATCTATATGAACCATTACCAACACAGCTTAGACTAAAAGATACATTATGGATTGTAACTAAAACAGCTGATTCTTTAGCATTTAATGTTAAATTCCAACCAGATGTTATAACTCCTAGAATTACTACTCCTACTATAAAAGGACCCAATTTTGATTTACCTGTTAAAAATAGAACTAATAATTCAACTAATTATATTAATTATGAACAGTTATTAAACACAAGTTTAGTATCTTCATATGATCAAATTCTATCTTATTTAGAAGATAAAAGTGTTAGTGTAGGAATTGATTATACTGATTTTTCAAATTTTGTTCATTTTTCATCTGCTGAATCAAGAGTTAAAAATTTCTTTTATAAAGTTCAATTAATTGAACAATATAGTGCTAGTTTAATGATAGTAGATGCAGCTGATACTGCTATTACATCAAGTACAATTATATTGCAAGATAAAATATCTGATATAATTAAAAATTTTGATGGATTTGATTATTATCTTTATTATAGTTCCGGATCAAATTCTTATCCTAAAAAAGACACACCCCCACCATATGCTCTTTACTCTACTGAAGATGCTATAGTACAAACATGGTACTCATCATCGGTAAAAAATGCTTCACTTTATGATGCCCTTAATAAAGATTATTTAATTAATACTATACCTTCTTATCTAACAGATGATCCTCAAAATGAACCTTATAAAGTGTTCATTGATATGATTGGTCAATATTATGATAACATATGGATTTATTATAAAGATGTTTCAAATCGTTATAGTGGAGATAACAGATTAGAATTTGGTATATCTAAAGATTTAGTAGCAGATGCTATTAGATCCTTTGGATTAAAAATTTACCAAAATAATTTTTCAGTAAGTGATTTATTTGATGCTTTTACTGGGTTTAATTCTGGGAGTTATTCTCGAACAATTTCCCCCGATCCCCTTCCACCATATTATGATGGAGAATTTATAGATGATTATAAATTTGCTTCTCAAGAATCACTTTATACACCTATAGATGATGTTAATAAGGAAATGTATAAACGTATTTATCATAATTTACCTTATTTATTAAAATCCAAAGGAACAGTAGCTGGTTTGCAAAACATCATTAGTATGTTTGGTATAACTAGTTCTATATTAAGTGTAAAAGAATTTGGAGGAGTATGGAATCCTGGAATGCCAATTACTGGTATACGAGATATTGTTACTGACAATATCCAAATTTTAACCAGTACTCAAATGTCTCAATCATTTCCTCCTATTGTTCCTCCAAATACTATAGATGCTACTTATGCTTTTACTCCTAAATTTGTTTTATCATCTCAAAAAAGTATTTTACAAAATTATAATGAATATTCGGCCGTTGGTAATAGTTTATCTCCTAGTGTTAATGCTGTAGAAATAACCTTTTCACCTCAAAATGATGTAGATGATTATATTAAATCACAAGGTAATTTTGATATAGGAGCATATATTGGTGATCCATCACAAACGTTTTTACCTTACTACCCGGATTTACAAATTGAAGCTACTAGTTTATTAACTAATAATAATCTTAATCCAATAGCTTATATTCGTTTAATAAAGTATTTTGATAATTCATTGTTTAATATGATTAAAGATTTTATTCCTGCAAGGACTAATCTAAAATCAGGTATTACTATTAAACCGCATTTGTTAGAAAGAAGTAAAATTGTTCAACCTCAAGCTTTTATAACTAGTAGTATATATAATGGATTAATTGATACAGCTTTTATTGAAGGAGGAACAGGAGGTACATTTGATGAATTTAACACTTTAACAAATCCATCAAATTCTCAAGTATGGACTGAAACAATCGTAACCCCCATAGGTTTAACCCAATCAATCCATAATGATCAAGCTGAATTTTACAATGGAGAATTACCATATTTCCCAACTATAGTTACTAAGGGTGAGTTAAATTCAGATAATGATTGGAAATATGCTTCTTCTACCGCATTTCGATATACTGTTGTTCATTTTAGAAATATGACTAGTGCTTCTTTTTTAAATACTGACCCAGGCAATGGTGAACTTTTACTTTGGTATGATGAAGGAAGTACATTTAATTCTACAGATATTTTATTACCCCCAGATATTTTAACCCCACCTGGTGGACCTACAATTGGTGACAACACAGTAAATCCTTCTCCACCACCTCCTCTAATTGATGATCGATTTGGTGGATAAACTTAAAGACTAAAAAATATGCCTACTAATATAAATTGGAATTATACTTTTAATAATGGTGTTAAATTAGCTAAAATCCATATTAGAGCTAATGATAATGATGGTACTAATATATCTGATTATTTAGCTACTATTCAATCATTTGTTGTACCTTGGAGTGATGCTTTTGGTGGACCTATTGAATATATTATTTTAGACCGTCAATTTCAAGGCAATTATTTTTTACTTTGGATTTATCCTCAACCCTTATCTCCAAATAATAGTACTTTAACTGAAGTTATTTCTCCAATATTTGATCCTGGAATATCTACAACATATACTACATATGGTACTTACACTTCTCAAGGAGTAACAACTCGTCGATATAATATACCATTTACTAATGGTAATTATGATGCTCTCATGAATAATGCTATAAACCCTCAATTTTCAGCTAAATTTATGGATGTTGATTATTCAATTGGTATAACAACACCATATAATTTTGAATTACTTGTATCCGGAACAGCAGATAGAGCCCCAGTTCAAGATACAAATTATGCTTCAGCAGCTTGGTCTAATATTAGATATGATGGATCAAGACAAAGTTCACGTGATTTTAATATACCCTACTAAAAATAAAGATTATGCCTTCATTTAATGTTTATGCTCAACAAAACCCAGGTAATTTAGACGTTTTAAATAGCCAAAGATATAATTATGGCACTACACCTAAATTTTCTGTAGCAGAACAAAATCAAACATATTTTGCTTATTTTGATGGTGTAGGAGGAACAGGTCCTGAATATATAGATGGAACAGGTTATTTTATAAAGTATTTGATTGATACTGAAGGTAATGTTGTTAATCCTGAACCTTTTACTGTAGCTGATAGTCCCCAAGCTGTAGGATTATATAACTTAACTGACAATTTTGAAGTTGGTAAAAATGCTACTGTTAAATTAATAGAACCTAATCCATTATATGATGAAATACCTAATTCTGAAATATTAACAGGTACTCATAGAATAGCTCATGTTGGAAGAATAGTACCTATTTTAGTAACTGAAAATGGAGAAAATGTTCAAAATTATATTACCACTATGAGTTTTGGACCATTAACAACATATAATACCAATGTATCTGTATCTAACGCAACAGCTCAATTTCAAAAACAAAGTTCAGAAGATACTTTTAATCAAACTACATATTCCAATCTTGCTTTTTTCAATTTTTTATCCGGAGGTGATCCTGATGTTTGGGATAATACTGATTCAATTAATAAACTCATCCAAAGTAGTTCTTTAGAAACTGCTACTCGTATAAGATTTAAAATTGGATTATATATTGAAGCAGGATGGGAAGCTAGTGGTACTTATCGTGAAAATTACATAACTGTTAGAGTTGTAAGAAATAACACAGAAGTAGTTTTTGAATCAGGTATGGCTAATTCTAGTGGAATCAGTACTATATCTAATGGAGCTTCAGGAACATGGTCATCAGGTTTTAGTGGATGGCTTGATTATAACCAAAATGACATTTTTAAAGTTCAAGCTAAAGTTGCTAATGGTAGTGAGGATAACCAGATTAGAATCAAAGGTAATGCTGATGACAGAACTAACTCAATTTTTTATGTATATCAAGATATTCCAGCTGGTACAGTTTTTGAAGGTGAACAGCAAGTACTTTTAACTGAAGGAGTAAACGCTGTTTATTCTGATTATTTTGATGGGGTTAGTAATTTTTATAATCTTGATAATGGTGGTTATACTACTTTAACTATGACTCCACCTTTTTATCCTGTATATGAATCTGATCTCGCCCAAAATCTTGACCCAACCTCAGCTACATTTGGTTTTTCTGAAATTAAAATTCCTTTTAGTGATATTAAACCTGGAGATTTTATAAGATTTAATCATGATAAAACTAAAATCCACACTATATTTAGAGTTAGAATATTAGATTATGGAGAAATTTCAACATTAGCCTTATTTGTCACCCCCGCTATAAGTAATTTAGATGGTATTGATATTAATGTTTCAACTTTAAATCAATTTATAATTTATCGAGTAATAAATGATGGAACATATGTAGTTTTAGATGTAGCTAAAGATGCCCCAGGCGGTGCTTATTCAGGAATTCTTCAACCTGAATTTATATCTAAAGAATTAGTAGAAAAATATGATAAAATAATCGTTGATTTAACTGATAAAGAAATAATTCAATAATATTTATAATAAAATAATCTATATAAAATGGGATATCTTAATAATTCAATAGTTACAGTTGATGCTATTCTAACAAGAAAAGGTAGAGAATTGTTAGCTAGAAATGATGGTTCTTTTAGAATTACACAATTTGCTTTAGCAGATGATGAAATTGATTATACTTTATGGAATCCTAATGACCCTCAAGGATCATCATTCTATGGAAGAGCAATTGATAATATGCCTTTATTAGAAGCATTTCCTAATGAAACACAAGCAATGAAATATTTGCTTACTACTCTCCCAAGAGGTACTTCTAAATTACCTATTTTAGATGTTGGTTACCAAGTTATATCTTTATATCAAGGTGCTTCAATCGCTATCACACCTCAAACACTTAATTATTTAGGTGGTACTCAAACTTATGAATCATCTGGATATGTTGCTACTATTGGAGATGTCCGATTAATGAGTAGTTTTAATGGTGTTGGTATTAATACAGCTCAAGCTACTGCTTTAAATTCTACAACAACTTTAGGAGCTGCTGTCTCTAAAACAGTTGTTGGTACAACTATTAATATGACTGCTACAACAGTAAATGTGTTATTCCCTGAAGGTGTGACTCAATTATCTACTTCTTTAACAGTTATAGGTAGAGATAGTGGTGCTAGAATAACAGTACCTATTCAATTAAATAAAAATACAAATTGTTAATATATTAAAATATGTCATTTAAAAGACTAGACCCTGAAGATTTTTTAATAAGTGCTGATTCTATAGCTGCCCCAATATGGTCAAACTTTTCAGCTTCATTAAATGATTTTTTTACAAATCCTTCTCAAATTGATGGACAAAGTGGTGATTATTATATTAATGTTTACGACCAAACTTTTAGTACCCCTTCATCCCAAGTTCAATTCGCAGTTGCGTATGGAGATTCAAACGGATCTGGATCATTATGGTATAACTCCGGAGTCCCAGGTTTATCACCTACCCGAACTGTTTATGGACAATTCCTTAATTTAGTATATGGTGAAGATGAAGGAGCAAATTTTAATTTTGGAGGAGTTTCTAAAAATAATTTTTATGCTATAGTTTTTAATAGGGCACGTTATAAACAAGCTTTACTCCCCGGAAGTCTTGAATTAAAATTTAGTGGTGGTTCTTATTCTATAACAGATGACAGTGCAATAACCCCAGTTGTGAATTACTTAAATTGTGGTAGAGTATTTAATCTTGGATCAGGTAGTAGAGGAAATGGAAGAATGCCTGCTGGATCAACTAATGGATCATTTGGTTTATTCCTCCCAGATATAGGAGTTATACTTTTAAACCCATCTGCTATAACAGTTGCTGGTGGTCCTACAACATCTGCTGGATCAAATACTAATGCTACTAATTGGCCTAATACTTTAATTACTGATTTAGATACATTTGCTCTTCAGAGTGAAGAAACAGTAACATCAGATTTTATATTTTGTAGAGCTCGAAATGCTGAATTTAACTATTCAGTAAACCCAAGCTTCTCAGTTTCTGCTAGTGCTGGTTCTATTTTACAAAACATTTGGGTTCAAAATCCATCTACATATATTACATCTGTAGGAATGTATAATGATAATAACGAATTATTAGCTGTAGCTAAATTATCAAAACCACTTAAAAAAGACTTTACTAAAGAAGCTTTAATACGTGTTAAGTTAGATTTCTAAATGAATGGGTGCCTTCAAATCATTAACATCACAGGATATAATTGTATCTCCATTAGTTGTATATGGAGACTTTAAAAGCTCTCCAACTATTACTTTTCTTAAAGGAAAGAATACTACATTTGGATCTGATGATGATGAAGAAAACCCATCCCCTTGGCCTTCAGCTTCATTAGTATATTCTTCTATAAAACAACTATATTATAGTAATACTTTACCTAATGATCCTCAACCTTATATTATAGTTGATAATCAAGGAGTTGTTGTTGAGGGTAGCCAAACAGCTAATGTTAATAGTAGGTATGATAATTATTTACAAAGTGGTCTTTACCCTATTAAAAATTTTCCAACCGGAGCAAATGATATAATAGCTGTAGGTATTGTGCCCCAATCTTTATTTGGAGATTATATTAAACCATCAACCATACTTTTACCAGGATGTATAGATGATGGTCAAGGTAATTTATATAATTCTAATGCAGAATATATTGGAAATGTTATTTATACTCATGGTATGATAATTATTACTGATCAAACTGTAGTAAGTTCTTTTATAGGTGATCAAGAGGTTTCTTATCGCCCTGCAAGAACAGTTTATGAAACCCAATATAAATGTACTATTAGACCAGATGAATTTAATTACTCATTAAATCCAACTTTACTATCAGGGTCTGAATATATAAATCCTGTAAATTCTAACGGGTTGCCTGTTAATGTTAGTGGAGATGTAGTTGATTTTGTAACAGGATCATCTTTTGCTCCATACATAACTTCAGTTGGTCTTTATAATACAAATAATGAATTGTTAGCTATAGCAAAATTAAGTCAACCTATACCTACAAGTAGAACAGTTGATATGAATATAGTTATTAATATGGATAAATAATATGCCACTAACAAGAATAGCACCCGAAGATTTTGTTTTTAACAATGATGGTAATTCCATATCATGTTGGAAAGATGAGAATGGCAATCCTGTAGGAACTCCTAATACTGCACCTTCTTTTGAAACTCAAAATGTATCATATACTGTTGATACTGCTACTGGAACTGTAACAAATTACTATATTGGAACCCCAGCTAATTTACAATTTAGTAGAACTAGTGCTAATAAAAATGGTGATGATTACCAAAAGACAGTTTATGGAGCTATTCGTAATATAGTAGTTGGAGATGTCAATGCTGATATTACATGGGGAGGAGCATCTCAACCTCAGTTTACTGTTATATCTGTATCTAAAAATACTTCTCTCCCACTTCTCCCTGGTAGTATAAAAATAGCAAATATTACAGATAATAGTCATATAACTCCCCCTAGAATTTTAAATTGTGGTAGAGCCTATGAATTAAAACCTGCCCCTAATTTAACAGGAGGTGGTTACGCATTAGGATATGGCACAGGAACATCATTTGGTCTTTTCCTCCCAGATGTTGGATTAATTTTACTTTCTAGTTTTTTCAGTGTTGATTTTGCTCTTAGTACTGAAAATCTAACTTCAACAAATTACGTTTTTATAAGAGCCCGAAACAATCAATATAACTACTCTATGAACCCAAGTTTCATTTCAGGTAGTTCAGGAAAAATAATTCATCAAAGTTGGTATAATAATCCTCAAACTTATATTACAACTGTTGGTTTATATAATGATAATAACGAGTTAATGGCAACGGCTAAACTCCCTAGACCATATAATAAAAACTTTAATAACGAGTTATTAATACAAGTAGGCTTAAACTTTTAAAATATGAATAATTGGTTTTGGTATGAAAATGTAGAAGTCAGAGAATTTAAAACAATAGAAGATTTCCCACAAGATTGTTTTGGTTTTATTTATGAAATCAAAAATACAATAACAGGTAAATTTTACATTGGTAAAAAAAGTCTTTATCATAATATAAAGAAAAAACTTACTAAAAAAGAACTAGCTGAACAATCAGGTCCTGGTAGGAAAGCAACTACTAAAAGAATACAAAAAGAATCAGATTGGGCTACATATTGGGGTTCTAATAAAGAAATATTAGAAGAAATAAAATCCAAAGGTGATTTAGCATTCACTAGAAAAATCATTAAATTAGTAAGAACTAAAAAAGAACTTACATACTGGGAAACAGCTTACCAGTGCAAGTATAATGTCTTATTTGTAAACAGCTACAATGATAATGTATTAGGCAAGTTTTTTAAGAAAGACTTTGCCCCTAATGCTCTTCTTCATACATTGTGATGTATGGTGAATCAACTATTAATAACATTAGTAGACTCTGTTTTAGGTAAAGGTAAAAATACCTCTAAAAATAACAGAGCATATCACTGTCCATTTTGTAAACATCATAAACCTAAACTTGAAGTTAACATGGATACAAATGCTAAAGGTGACAATCCTTGGCATTGTTGGGTATGTAATGCTAAAGGTAAAAAATTAACTCGTTTATTTAAACATCTA